TATTCGCTGAACGCCTTGTCTCTAACCCCAATCACCTTGCCGTCCATGCTCGTGCAGTAATTACAGGTATGAGTGTCTAAAATAGCCGACCATTGGTAGGCGTGTAACTCATCCTCATACACCTTAAATGTGTGCTTTCTACCTTCGTTTATGCTTTCAGAGGTCACTAACGCCGAAGTCGCTGGAATGTTCTTATTATTAAACTTCTCAAATTCACCCTTCACCAACATCAATGATTGCTCGGTGTCTATCCCATCGTCCATCATGGCAACTGCCGCCACTTCCTTTATTCGGTCAGCAACCTGCCCTTGATACCTTTCTGATAAGAATATTGCCCTTTCGGTAATGGCCTGATTTATTTCTTTGGTCGTTTGCGGTGACGGTTGTTTAATTTCATAACTAGCTTTTAGTTTCCCATACTCAAAGAGCTTCTTTATCTCCTCTTTGAACATTTTTATATACTTGGCTCTCAACTGCAACGTCAATTTATGCAAACTCACAAAATCCTTATTCTTGATAATCACCTCCAACGATGACAGCATTTTGCTTTTTTCCATCGTTAAAATATCTTTCATTCTGCGAACAATCCCCATTTCGGCAGTATCCATATAATCCCTAATCTCATCAAACCTAACCTTTTGCTCTGCTTTCGTTAGTGGTCTAGAATATTCACTATGAGACTGAGACGTATCCTCACCTTTATCCTTCTTTTCTTCATCACTATCATCGTTTGGCTTACTTTCTCCCTTTTTCTTGTCAGGGTTCTCATCTTCACTTTCGGTGTCTCTGGGAGCACCTTTTTCTGGTAACTTCATTAGCTTTCTCATATAGTCCTCCAATTCATCATCAGCCCTTATCACGCCTGCGAGGGTTAGTGACTGCAAAGCCTCTGACAACTCCTGAACATCTACTGAACCGAGGTCTGCATGGGTTAGCTTGGGATATTCTTCAACCGTCCAGTTATAATCAACTAACTTCTTTATTTCGTCGTTAATGCCCTCCTCAATCACTTTCGCCGAGGCATCAAGCGAGTTAAGGAATATTTTTGATTGATCTTTAGACAGCGAATAACTGCCAACACTTTTAGAACCAAGGTCAAGGAATTGAGCCAAAACTGACTTTAATATCTCTCTGGTATGGTGGTCTAACATAGGCATTGGGTCACGCACACCACTATTCTTCAAATCCATCATCTCCACCATCCAACCATCTTTTATCACCACATAAGCCTTTTCATGCCCTCTGAAATTCTTCCCCATCTCCTTAGCGGCGTCATAATCATCGTCTGTGTATCCGTCAGGTAGAGTAATAAGAGGGATACCAACACCAAGCCTTTCCTGTGCTACTGCATCTATTTTGTAGTATTTATCTCGGAAAAACCAATGCTTATATGCCTGTCTTAAAATTGAAGTACCAAGGTAATTATCACCCTCTTTTCTGTGAACAAACAACATCAGCTTTTCAGAAGGAATTTCAATATCCTTATACTCATTATCTTTCTGCACCCTTTGGGTGACGCTTTCCAACTCCCCAACCTTGTCAGTATTCCACTTTGTAATCGTCTTTGGTAATCGAGGTGCCCACTTTCGCCATGCTATCTTCCCTTCATCAGTAATTTTATAAACCACTTCAAGTAACATCGTTCCGAATGGATGCATTAACAAAATCTGCCTTAATGTATCCTCCCAAGAACTTATCAACCCATTCATCAGGTTATCTTTTACAAACTCCGCAATTTCCACATCTTGAGCACTATCTGAGGCAGGTTCAACGTCCCACTCTGCCGACCTAATTGGCAACTCACACATCAATAATGCCGCTTGAACCGTGGCATCAGACCATCGCATTTGGTCAACCGTTTCGTAAAGTTCCGTCCCTCTTAGTTTGGTAACATACTCACCAGTATCAATCGTCCCATAGAAATTAGTCGTTCCCGAAGCACCAACTTCTGGTCGTCTACTTTTTTTGCTCTCCGCCATTTTTTTAGCCATTAGAATTTTTGATCCAATATTCCACTTGTAATAGTACGTTTCTTCTTAGAAGGAACGCCTTTTTCAAACAAAGAGCCTGTAGATAACTTATCTATTCCAAGCATAGCATAGTTAGTTGCATTCGTGTAATGGTCTGCTCCTAGTTTCTTATAAACCCACACCACTCGACCATCGGATTTTTCCTCTTTATCCTGAGCCCAGTTACACATCTGCCGAATATACTCATCCAATACTGCTGTTAATTTCGGCAAAACAACTAAATGATTTTTATACCTATCCGCCATACTATTCATTGTTTCTACCTTATGAGCAACAATTCGATACTCTTTTTTCTCTGGGTCTTTGTGCCATTTAACAACTTCTTTCTGACTAACATTGTAATACACAAGCCACACTTTTGCTGGATACATTAGGGCAAATTTGCGTGCTGAATGCTTATTTGGCAAAGCGTCAATCATACAGAACACAACACCATATTTATCCATTAGATCGGGTAAGGCATCAAAGCTGTCATAGGTCGCACAATGAACCAATCTGACCTCTCCCTCCCGAGATTTTGCGTAGATAACAACGTGTAGAATGTCCCCTTGATCGACCCCCATAACCGAATGCCTTGCCTTTTCCTCAAAGTCGTATTTGTTTTGAATACACTCCAATAAAACATCTCTGTTAAGCGGTTGATTTTCCCCACCATACGCCTCACCCAAACAGAAGTTGTAAAAGTCTTTAATTCCTGATAACTCTTTAGTTGGTCTAATCCTTGCTCTTTCTTCCTTTTGTAGTATCTCTGTTGCTGAAATCCAAGGTGCCATTAACTGCGATATATGATATCCCGACACACCCCAATCCTTCTCACCAGTCGCCTTCCATCGTCCAGTTCTTCTTGCATCATCTGTTATCGTTGCCAAACAATAAACACACGCATATCTAGCTTCTTTAGTATCACCTCGAATTGAATCAGGATATTTTAATATCTGCAATCTTCCACACTTAGGACACTTAACAAACCATTCTTTCTTATCTGACCTATTAAACAAGTAATCAATACCAAACTCTGGGATAGTAGGTGTACTGAATGCCAAAAACAACTTATGCTTTGAATGCGACAATCGTTCCTGATAAATCTCAATAATATCGGGCTTGGAAAAGTCAACCTCGTCATGGATATTAAAATCGCTGTCAACCGATATAGCCTGCCTCTCACTCCACGCACCCCTGAAATAAATGAATGAATTACCTAATTGTTTTAACTCAATCCCACCTGATACCACCTTGCTCAAATGGTCTGATGATTGCACCATGGGTGTTATCCTTGCCTTTGAGAAATCAGCCACATCAGAAGCAGTAGGAAAAGTGTAAATAACCGAAACAGTATGAGTATCCGCAAACCACAAAGCCTTATTCATTCCATAAGTAGTAACACCAATTTGAGCACCCTTTATCATCACAATTTTCTGTGATTCGTCCTCATACAGTTGAATCAAGTACTGGTGATCGTACCAATCAAACTTCTCACCCTTTGGCGTTCTTACGTTGTCCGTCACCCAAGCTAAGAGCTTTGTTCTTTTTACCTCGTCCAGTATTCGGTTTTCTGATATCTTTTCTAAATTTTTCATAAGCTTCTTTAACCGCCTTTTTTAACTCTTTAGAAGTATTTTTATCTTCAATCTCAACCTTGCCCTTGTGATCTTTTATCTCTCTCCTTGCAAATTGTTCATTATATACTCTTTCAAGATACCATGCTGCTGCCTGCCAACTTTTGTTTGAAGCCATAGCAATCGCTAATATAAAGTTCTTTTTTCTCTTTGCTTCTGCCTTTTTTAATGACACAGAAAACTCAGGATGATATTCAGGGTTTGGCTTACCATTAGGTAGTTCGGGTCGTTGCCAATTATAAAAGGTTTCCTCACTAATATCGTTACACTCTGCCGCATCCTTATTAAAAACACCGTTTTCAACTAACTTACAAATTTCCTCTACTATTTCTTTATTATATTTTCCCATTTGTATTTATCTTTATAACTTTTGAGCAGGCTGGTCGCTCCGAACGCCATTTTCAGACTGGAAGCCTGACGTGCTACCTTGCACCAAGCCCGCATGTCGGTCTTTTAACAGAATCTTAACACCCTTATACATCCCCGCTCCAATTTCATCTATTTTACTAAATGGCAAAATA